ACCTAATCGAGCGGCGAGTGAGAAAGAAAGAAGGACCATCTATTCAACCGAAGGAGAATGGCTAATGCCAGCACCGAAAGAGTTTTTGAACAGAGCCAATGGATTGACCGTGTCGGTTCCACCAGAAAAGGCACAGCATTTTATCTGCTGTACACTGCGCTTGTACCCAGAGCAGCTGATCGAGTGGCTGACAAAGAAAGAGGAAGAGATGGTGAAGGTTGATGTCAAGATTTATGACGGCAAAAACCAAGAAGCTCCTCCGCTCTACCTAGAGGTCAACACCTACAAGGCACCAGGGGGGAATGATGAGCCGGCCTTCTGAGCTGGGTCCAACCGGGCTGCGCTTAGACCATGACAAGCTGCTTGACGATTGCTCTGCGATTTTGGGACAGGTAGCGAAGGACGCTGAACGGCTCCGTGCTAAGTTGGGGAATGTGCCTTGGGATTTTGTCAACACAGCTGGGCAGGGCTACCTGGAAAAAGCTCGCATGAGTTTAGCTAAAGCCGAAGGCTGCTTACTCGAAGCTAGAAAGCAGCTTGAGCATCAGCGGGACCGTGCCCGGAACGGGTAGTGCTGGGCCGTACCAAATAGTCTTACCGTGGGAAGGGCTCGTCCCTGACAACCGCCGCTTCATAGGTGGGAAGGGGCACATACTGACCCAACGCTATCGAGCGGGGAAAGAGTTCTGTTACACCCTGGCGATGACTCAGGTACGGCACCGGCCATCACACCCGGACGGTACTGTCTGGATGCACTTAGCATTCTATATGCCGGATAAGCGCAGACGAGATCCGAACAATCTCTTGAAGGGGATCGCTGACGCTCTCGAAGGGGTTGTGTACACAGATGACAAACAGATCACGAAGCTCTCCTGGGAGAACATGGGCCTAGACCGTGACCAGCCCCGGGTAGAGATCAGCTACGGAGCTCACGGCGATGAGTAGGAATACGCCAGGCTTCATTTTGCTGAGCAGGGATCTGCTCGACAAGAGCATCTTTGGCGAGCCGGATATGCTGAAGCTGTGGATCTTCATCTTGCTTAGGACCAACTTTGGCAAGAAGAGTTACGAGTATTCCGGCGTGAAGGTAGGCCGAGGTCAGTTCCTCAGAAGCTATCGAGCGATAGCCCGGGACTGTGCCTACAGGCTTCGTAGCAAAAAGGTGCAGTGGTCGCCGGGCAAGGTCGAGCGGATGATCAAGACGTTGGTCGCTGGTGGTAGGATTCGTATCATTCCACATGACCAGCCGAACGTGGGCACACTCATCGAGGTCATCAACTACGACAAGTGGCAGAACATAGCTTCCTATGTGAAAGCTGCACCGGCTGATGCAAAGAAGAAAACGCAGGGAGCTGATCACTCGAAAGAGCTGTGGCAGATCTGGCTAAACGAGCTCAGTCCGAAAGGTCCACACCCTACGCTGACCGCCAAGCGAGCTCGCGTCTTGAATGCGCTCTACTCAGAGCACCTGTCAAAGAATGGCGGTGACCCGCACCAGCTGTTTCGTGGAATAGTGAAAGCCCTCAAGGCCAGCGAGTTCCATAGCAGCAAAAGACAGTATCAATATCCGGAGAGTTTTCTCTCTAGCCCGGAGCGTAGAGAGTCCTGGTATTTGAAATCATTAGAGAAGTCCCATAACCCACAAGCGGCTCAAGGCGTAAGCCTCGAAGAGCTATGGAGCGACGAATGAGAAGTCTCAAATTGCACTACGATATGTCCGACAGCGACTACTTCGATTATCCAGCTGCAAGCAACAGCTTGTTGACGCAGCTCAAGCGGAGCCCGGCTCATTTGATGGAGGCGATCAAAAATCCTGCACCGCCTACTCCGGCTATGCGGCTTGGTTCAGCGTTCCATGTCGCTACGCTTGAGCCTGAAAAATTCGACAAGTTCTGGGCTAGAGGCAGCGAGCTCAAGGGCACCACCAAAGAAGGCAAGGCAGCGAAGAAGGAACTCTCGATGCAATTTTCTCCGGACAAGATTTTGAAGCCAGCTGACTACGATACTGTCTGCCGGATGCGAGATTCTGTACTGGGACACTCGGTAGCTGGTGAGCTCCTGGAAGGTGCAAAGACTGAGGTGGTCGCGATGTGGGAGGACGATTCGACGGGCATCTCATGCAAGGCAAAGATCGATGTGTTGCCTGGAGATGACGGTTACCTGGCAGACCTCAAATCGACAGTTGATGCGAGTCCGGAACACATGGCAAAGGCCATTCACAATTTTGGGTATTACCGCCAGGCCGCATGGTACACCAGCCCGTTTGAAACTCGATCTGACTTCTACATGATCTGCTGCGAAAAAAAACCGCCATTCGCGGTCGCAGTCTATTGGGTGAGGGAGTCAGCTGTGCGCCAAGGGCAGATTGAGGTGCAAGCATTGCTCCAGCAGTGGGCAGATTGCATCGATCAATACGGGCTCGACGGCGAGTGGCCGGCCTATGCAGAGGTGGTACATGAGATCGATCTGCCGGTCTGGGCGCAACGATGAAAAAGGTCAACATCTTTGGTGATGAATGGCTGCAGGAATATGAAGAGCTGCAGACGAATCCGAAGGTGCATTCGATTAGCTTTGGGCTTCCAAGCCTCGATAGAATTTGCCATGACCAAGGGCAGAGGAAAGGGAGCGGCCCCTGGCTCAACTGTCTGGCCGGCAATCCCGGAATCGGCAAGACAACGGTAGCACTCTCGATGTGTGCAGCTGCCCTCAAGGATGGTCATTCGGTTGGCATGATCAACCTGGAGCAGACAAACATCCAGCTGAGTACGAGACTCTACTCGATATACACCGGCCAGAAGCTGCGCGACCTCGAACCGGGAGGCTTCAACAAGTTCGCCTGGGAGGTAACGAAGCAAGCATTTGTAGATGCTCCTGCCTTGTATGTGCCTGAAGGAATTTTGATGAGCTGGGAAGAGATCCTGGCCTACGCGACCAGTTGCCATGAGCAGGGGTGCAAATTTTTCTGCTTGGATTATTTGCAGCTGGCTACAGCCGGCACGGAAGCAGCGATCTATGAATCAACGCAGCGTGTGGTGACCGAGCTCAGGCGGTTCTGTCTTGAGACTGAAAGCACGGTGCTGATGCTGAGTCAGTGGAACAGGACAGGCTCAACGTCAGAGCATCCTCCTACGGCTCAACATCTTCACGGCGGTATGACGGTAGAGGCCAGTTGCGATTTGGTCTTGGGGCTCGATCACACGACCGTCATCCGGAAGGGATCGAAGGGCTACTTCAAGCTGCTGATCTTAAAGAATCGACATGGCGAATTGATCCAGGGCGGCATCCCTCTCGAGATAGATTTTTCTAATCTCACTGTCACTGAGTGCTTGCCGGACGTAGACCCGTGGGGTTGAAGCTCTACTACCAGGACCGCTCGATTACGATCTATCACGGCGACTGCCGGGAGGTCGGATCACTCGAGCTCCAGGTCAACGATGCTCCACTGAAAGCACCTGACGCGATTATCGCTGACCCGCCATATAACGTAGGCAAAGATTTTGGCGAGCTCACCAACGACAGCCGCGACGATTACCCGGAGTGGACCCGCGAATGGTTCGACGCGGTGAGGTCGGTCGCCTGGAAGATGGTGGTCTTTCCCGGTCACGGGAATCTGCCGATGTGGTTGTCTGAGTTTCATCCGTCAGCGGTAGGCTGCTGGCTGAAGACTACAGGTGGAGCTCCGTCACTACTCGGTATCTGTAACTGGGAACCTTGGCTGTACTGGTGCGGCGACAAAGGTGCGCTGGGCGGGAGCGATGTCATCAAGTCGAGGGTAGGCACACCATATGAGCGGGGCAGCAATGCAGCTGCATCGAGTGCTCATCCGACTGCGAAGCCGGTCGATTTGATGCAGGGGCTGGTGCAGAAGCTGCGTTGTGAGGTGGTGCTGGACCCGTTCGCTGGGAGTGGATCGACCCTGTTGGCTGCTAAGAATTTGGGGAAGAAGGCAATCGGCATCGAGATTGAAGAGAAATACTGCGAGCTCGCAGCTCAACGCTGCAGTCAGAACTCACTCGACCTGGAAGGCTAATGGCAGACGTTAACTATGTGATGCGGGTGTTGGCCGGGGTATCGATGCTGCCACTCGAAAGGTGTACCGATCATGCAGCTGAATGGAAGCGTGACTTGGCGCGAGCCATCGAGGAGCTGGACTCGACTCCGAGGTTGCCGGCTGACGATCCGTTACGTTTCAATAGTGAAGGTGAACTGCTCAGTAAGGAAACACTCAGTGCCAAGCTAGGAGACATCATTGAGTCTTGGCCGTCATGGGAACAGGAGAAGAAACGCTATGCCAGGAAAAAAACTTACCCGGTCTATAGGCCGCAAACTTTCAAGGTACGGAGAGGATGAGGTCTTTGCGCTGTACCTGAAGTACGGCTCAGTGCGTAAGCTACTGAAGTCGATGCCGAAGGAAGTGGGTACGATGTCGCACGGCGTGTTTTATGAATGGCTGAAGGAGACTGCCGAACGGTGGAGTAAGTGGCAGTCGGTCCAGGAGATACGAGCGAACCAGTGGGCTGAAGAAGCTCTCGAAATTGTAGACTCAGCTGATGAGGACAATGTCCAAGTCGCCAGGCTTAGAGCTGATATGCGGAAGTGGTTAGCTGAGAAGTTCAACAGGAACCAGTTCGGCAAGCCTGAGCTGGTAGCTGCGATTGGTATCCAAATCAGTGACGAGTTCCTGAGCTCGTTGAAGGAGGTCGAGGTGATGGCTAAAGAGCGAGCTGAGAAGGCCAAGCTGGCAGAGCTGGAGGTGGAAGCCGAAGAGGTTGAGTTCGAGGTGGTTGGTGAGTAGTGAGTGGGACTCGATACCTGGCGTTGGCTGTGGTGCTCAGAGCTGTGAGGGATATGCATATGCATGGAGCCAGGATGACTACCGCACCTAGTCTGAAGGAACACCTCGACGCTATTGTCTGGCTAGGATCAACTCATGCAACTGTGTGGTTTGATGTAGCTGATGTAAACCAGTTCAACGTGCTATGGGAGAATGATTGGATGAGGTACGCAGGAGCTGCACTCGATGGCGATAAGCTCGATGCCGAAGAACGTCAGCTGCTCCAGGTTGGAGTGAAGGTGTTCAGGGACCTAAAGGCTAGGTATGACAATGGGTTCTAGAGCCAACTCCCGCCCACCAACCCCGAACACTCGCATGTGCCCGTGAACGGGCTCGTAAGTTGTTGTGCCACATGGGTTTAGGTCCGTGGAACTAGAACCGTACGACCAAACCAGTTCAGGAACCCGGACTGGGTTCCGGTTTGGGTTTTATGCAAGATCGATGAATAATTGTCCACGGATAGGTAACGATAACATTGACGGTTTATGCATGAAGTCAGTAAGTCGTTGTGTTACATAGACTTAGGGGTTCGGTCCAAGGTAACATAATGGATATTATACGAACTTGTCATCAAAATAGGACACTTTTCAGGAAAAAAGACCCCCCCTAAAAACAAAGAGGGCCGGTGATTTTGAGTTGCTCGACACACATTATTTCCCAAAAAATTTAGGAGAAAAAAATGACAGCCAACGGAACGGATGTTTTAGATCTAGCTGACAGGATACAGGGCCGAGTCCGGTTTTATCCGGTTGGTGATCCACATCGTAGACTACTCGAGACTACGTTTGCTGCTCTGCGGTCCATAGCTGACGGAGAGAGCTCGTTGACAGCTGAATCGGTCCAGGACTGGCTCCGGGACCAGGGCGTAACTCTGACTAAAACGCAGCTCAAAACGCTAGGCTTAGATGGCTAGAGTTCCGGACACCCCTTCAAGACACCCTTCAAGACACCCTTCAAGACACCTCGCATCGAGCGTTAAGCCTGTACTGATGCGACATCTTGGGTCTATTGCCGGGAGATCTAGACACCCATCTAGACACCTTTCAAGACAGGGGTTCCCGACAATAGTAACTAAGTAACTATTAAAGAACTAAATAATACACGGAGAGAATTTGTTTGACGGGCTGGTGGTACTTGTCGCATAGTTATGGAACCGGGAGCTGGTATGAAGCTGACAACGAACAAACGTAATAGGATGCATTCGAGCTCGTTCGCGTTGCCTGAGAAACGAGCGTTTCCGATCAACGATAAATCTCACGCGAGAAACGCATTATCTCGTCTACATTACGCAACGCCCTCCGAACAAAAACAAATCAAAAGAGCTATCGATAAACGCTATCCGGGTCTACGAAAGAAATGAGGAAGTCTGACTGATGCCGTATCGCGTCAAAGACGCTACAGTCCAGGTCGAACGCAAAAACGGATGGAAAACACTGAAGGTCCATAAACAGAGAACTGCGGCATTGGCACACTTGAAAGCTCTCAATATGAATGTCGGTAAGTCTTCGCACGGACGTACAAAGAGGAAGGGGTACAAGTAATGCATCGAGGCATTCCTCACTTTGATCCTACGCAAGAATTACCTGAAGACGGCTGGAACAGCTTTCAGGGCATCCCACATCAGTATCCGACTGAAGGTGAGCCGCTCCAGCTCAGTATGGAATACGGGACCGAACAGCCGGTAGGACCGCTAAAAGAAGGTTACGCCTACCCGGAGTATCAGCCTGGATTACTCGAATCACTTCCCGACCCCGACGCTCCATTTCGAGCCCGAGAAGAAGACCCGGATGAGGACACCCTTTGGCGTAAAGCGCGGAGGCTGGTTGAGCCGGAAGGGCTGGGTGAAACAGGAGCTCTCGTAGGAGCTGGGTTTGTACCTGGTTTGGATATTGGTATCGATTTGGTAGACCTGACAGCTGCCATCGAGGACAGAGATTTATCTAGAGGGCTGTGGGCGATGGCCGGCTTAGGGCTTCCTATCGCCGGTCGCTCCCTGAAAGAGCTCGTCGGATCACTGGAGATCTTTAGACGCAAGGCTCCAAATATCGAAGGCACTCGAGCACCGCACCCAGATCAGCCGAATCCACAAGCTGGTGTATCCGGCAAGGTGCAGCCAACTGAGCTGAGTGAAAGGTTCGCTGAGAGCAAGGAAGCACAGAGGATTATCGACGAGCAAGTAGCGTCCGGCATCGAGACAGGTGGTCACAAGTGGTACGAAACCGGCGGTATGCTGGAGACAATGCCAGAAGGATCGCCTGGTATGTCATTCGATGAATTTCACCTCATGGGCGCGGCCCTATCGCCACAATCGGATGTTGCAAGCGAGGCTTTTATAACCTCAATCGTGAATTTTGCGAGACAAAACAACATACCCCTAGAAGAAGCTCGTCGGATTTATGAGGGCGTATATCCATCTGAGCTTTTTGCTAGTCCAAGATGGAATCGTGCAAACCAACCCAGAGCCTCTGACTACGCTGACAGGGGTTGGATATTCCCACTGAAGGAAGGACAGCCGGATTTCAGTACAGGAGGACTCAAGACGCCATCCTACTACAGCGGTAGGGCCGGGCGTGGATCACTTGATCCAAGGTTGACGGGAGGGATGGCACCGATAGATACGCATGAAGTCCAAGATATCCACTATATCATCAACCAGGTTCCAGAGCTCAGGGATGCAGCAATTCGTGCGAATTATGCTGGAAAGGTTCCTAGTGGGTTCGATCCGACACGCTATAGTCCGGATGATTTTTATGTGAACCCTAGTGGTGGCGGTGTAAAGACCACCTTGTTCCAAAACCCGCCAAGTACGCAAAACCTCTCAGTACCCTACCGGAGAGCTGCAGAACGATTCAATCTACCTACGGTACAATCTGCCCAAGCAGCCAGATGGGAAGGCGGTAGAAACCTCGGTATCTCTATCCCCAAGACGCCACAATCTACGTTACAAGGATTGATTGAGCGATCAGTCAGAGAAGCGAACGAACTTTCCAATCAAGGATATGGCAATATCGCAGACTTTGGCATAACTGGCGGCTATGACGATACCGCTCAAGGGTTGCTGCAATACTGGCAAGATGTGAGAGAGGGGAGACGGCTTCTCCCTAGCTCCAAGAAAGCCGCGCCCTGGATGCGCTGACGCTCGATGTCGCACAATCCATTTCATTTAACTAACGGACCCTGGTATGCGTCCCAAGAGGAACGCCGCCGTGCCCAGGAACTAGCGGAACGGGATCGCCAACAACGGGAACGCCGGCAGGAACTTCAGGACGCACCAAATGCGTGGCAGAGTATTCGTGGATTACTTGAGCCGGAAACCGGGGCCGGAACAGCTGGGCTTATAGGTGCTTCTGTTCTGCCAGGCGTAGGTGAAGCTATCGATGTGGCAGACCTGGCCGCTGGTTTTCAGGATCGCGACCTTGGTCGTATGGGTTGGGCTGCTGGTGGACTGCTACTTCCGGCTGTTGCTGGGTCTACACTGAGAAAGATCGTGCAACGGGGAGCAGACGAGCTCCCAGTGGATGAGGCGAGTCGGGTGGCAAGAAGAGATGAATGGGTCGAGCCAAGTGCGGTTAAGGACCAAGTGTATCACGGGACTACCCATGTGGTTGATGAGTTCGATCCCAAGATGGGACACGCCGAAAGCCATCATGGTCGGTCGCTGTATTTCAGCACATCTCCGGATGATGTTGCCCGGAATTATGCCAGGGCCGATGGCCCAGACTTAACAAGACATTACGAATCAAAGGTGGATGAGATAATGGGCCGCGATGATTTGAGTTACGACAATCCGGCGCATAAAGCTCAAGCAGCAGCGGAAGCCGAAGCTCTCGTTCTTGGGCCACATCAAGGCGCGACAATTCCAGCTCACTTGCGACTGAAAAATCCAGTGGACACCCGGGAAGGTGGCACGTTCTTCGAGTGGAACGAGGAATACCTTGAAGATTTGGATGAATGGACTGAGCCTGAAGGATCATTAGTAGACCTACTTGACTCTCTAGATAATGTTTCATGGAAGCTGGATATGGACCCTGGTGATTTCAAGCAGATGGTGGTAGAACACGCGATAGATGAAGGTGGAATCTCCGCGAAAGATTTTGAAAGACTTATGCGAGGCAACAGCGCGGCTGATCCTATGTTCGATTTCTATGATGCGTGGGATGATGTCCATGATACGCCGCTTGGAGGCCCAGGAGAGTTGCTGCGCCGTATATATATGGACGCTGGCTATGATGGCACCATCGTGGATGCAATGGATCAGTTCGGCAACCACGGGTTTGGCATGAAAGGGGTGGAGGACGCAATCCATTATGCAGTGTTTGAACCGAAGAATATCCGGTCGCCGTTTGCTCTATTCGATCCGTCACAAATAGAAAGTGGACATCTCAGTGCTGGCTTGGCTGGGTTGCTGGGCACTGGCATGGTTCGAGCCCAGAATAGAGAAAATTATGTAGAGCGATGAGCTACACTGACCAACTGATCTTGATGCGGGAAGATCCCGTATTGTTCGTGGAAGGTATCCTGAAAGCAGAGCCAGATCCGTGGCAAGCCGATGTGATGACGGCGGTAGCTGCCGGAGCTCGCGGTGTCAGCATCCGCTCAGGTCACGGAGTCGGGAAGACGAGCTGCTTATCTTGGCTGGCTCTTTGGTGGATTTCCACACATTACCATGCGAAGGTGGTAATGACCGCACCAACCTCAGCCCAGCTGCAAGATGCTTTGCTGCCCGAAACAAAAGCATGGCTCAAACAAGCACCAGCTGGCTACCGAGATCTGTTCAACGTCAAAGCGGATCGCATCGAGCTCATCTCAGACGCTGAACGCAATTTCATATCTGCGAAGACATCGAGGGCTGAACAGCCAGATGCGCTTCAGGGCGTTCACGCTGACAGCGTTTTATTGATATGCGACGAAGCCAGCGGAGTACCAGAACAAGTTTACGAGTCTGCCGGTGGATCAATGTCGGCGCATCGAGCGTCTATGGTTTTGGCCGGTAACCCGGTCAGGAGCTCTGGCTACTTCTACGACACATTCCACAAACTGAGCGAGAGTTGGAAGACGTTCCATGTGTCCTGTGAAGACACCGCCCGGGTATCTGAAGATTATATCGAAGAGTGCCGGGTACGTTACGGTGAAGAAAGCAACGTCTATCGAGTGCGGGTGCTGGGTGAGTTCCCCCGGGGCGACGATGATACGGTAATCGCCCAGGAGCTCATCACCGAAGCGATCAGCCGTGACGTTGAGCCTACGCCATTTGGTCCTACGGTATGGGGCGTGGATGTAGCACGGTTTGGGTCCGATTCATCAGCACTTTGTAAGCGAAAAGGAAATGCGATCACTGAGCCGATCCGGCTGTGGCGTAACCTCGACACCATGCAGCTGACCGGGGCAGTGAAAGCTGAATACGATTCGACCGACGAGAAACCGATGGAAATTTTTGTTGATTCTATCGGATTAGGTGCAGGAGTGGTTGACCGGCTGCGTGAGCTGGGGCTGCCGGCTTACGGGATCAATGTCGCTGAAAGTCCTGCGCTGGGCACTCAATACATGAACCTTCGCTCCGAGCTCTGGTATAAGGCTAAGGCTTGGTTGGAAGGTCGAGATGTTCGACTTCCTCGAGATCCGACTTTGAAGGCCGAGCTCGCTACCGTGCGATATAGTTATACGTCGAGTGGGCGAGTGAAGATTGAATCGAAGGGCGAGCTCAAGAAGCGGGGCGTGGCATCACCAGACTCAGCTGACGCATTCGTATTGACCTTTGCCAGTGACGCAGGAACCGCGATTGGTGGTAGGAGCTCGAGACACACAGGCAAGCTCAAGCGGAATTTAGCAGGAGTAATTTAGGGGGCCTATGCTGGTGGGGTGTGGGATCTCACGGCGAGGCTTAAATAACCACAGGGAATCATCTTCCACTCTGCCCCGGAAGCCCGGTGCCCCTAAGTGTTTTGGTTTTTGACAGAATTTGACCTAGAAGGGTATGTTATCAGTGGGGCAGGGGATTGGAGTACCATCTTTGGCATACATAGATGAGGCCGAAACTGAGGCCGGCGTAGGGATGACCGAAGAGGAGCTGGAAAGCTCTGTTCGTTCAGCCATTGAAGACGCTATTCAGTACATCGATGACGAGATCAGCCCTATCCGGGCCGAAGCTACTAAATACTACCGTGGTGAGCCGTTCGGCAATGAGGTTGTTGGTAGATCGCAAGTAGTGTCTCGAGATGTGCGTGACGCCGTCCAGGCGGTGCTGCCCTCGATGATGCGCGTCTTTTTCGGATCGTCCAAGGCGGTCGAGTTCATTCCCCGGAACCCAGATGATGTGGCTATGGCAGAACAGGCCACAGATTATACGAATTACATCCTCCAGGCCGACAACGATGGCCTTGAGATTTTCTATAGCGTCTTCAAGGACGCTTTGATGAACCGTGGCGGGTTCGTTAAATGGTGGTGGGATGATTCGCTAGAAGTAAATACACACACATTTGAAGGCTTGGACGAGGGATCGCTAGGACTGATACTCCAGGAGGAAGGAGTTGAAGCTGTGTCGGTAGTCGGCAAGCCGGCACTTGGTGTCAGCGAAGAGCAGATGATGCAGCTCGCAGCCCAAGGTCAGCCGGCTCCGCAAATGTATGATGTTGAAATTAAGAGGAGCCGAAAGCGGAATCGGGTTAAAGTTGAAACAATGCCGCCGGAAGAATTTTTTGTAGATGCGGCAGCTACTTCTCTGGACGATTGCCAGATTTGTGGACACCGCACAATGGCTACGGTGAGCTCGCTTGTCGCGTTGGGCTATGACCAAGAGATGCTCGAAGAGCACCTGACAGATGAAGTTGGGTTTATCGACAGCCAAGAATATATCGCTAGGACTTCAGACCCAGACACTCGGAGCCCATTGTCGGCCTACGAACGTAGGCGCGTTCTGTACGTCGAAGCATGGACCTATATCGATTATGACGGTGACGGCATTGCAGAGCTCAGAAGAATCTGCACGATAGGCGACAACTATGAAGTTGTGAACAATGAGCCGGCTACAAGTATTCCGTTTGCCGTGTTCAATGCAGATCCGGAGCCGCACGTTTTCTTTGGGTCTGACCTGGCTGACCTGACCAAAGACATACAGAGAATCAAGTCAGCTACGATTCGCGGTATGCTCGACAGTCTGGCGTTCAGCCTTTATCCACGCATGGGTGTGGTAGACGGGATGGTGGATTTGGACGATGTGATGAACGATGAGCCTGGCGCGATTATCCGACAGCGACAGCCTGGGATGGTTACACCGTACACTGTGCCGTTCCTGGGCAAGGACGCTTTTCCGATGGTCGCCTACCTGGATCAGATGAAAGAATCACGCACCGGCCAAACGGCTGCATCACAAGGGCTTGACCCGGATGTGCTGCAATCGACTACCCGGGCAGCTGTCCAGGCGACAGTGAAAGGGGCCGAACAGCACCTCGAGCTCATGGCTCGACTTTTCGCGAACGGCTTCAAGCGTATGATGAAAGGAATCCTCGAATTGGTGACCACTCACCAAAACCGCGAGCGCGTTGTTCGACTACGCGACACCTGGGTGCCCGTCGATCCGCGAGTGTGGGACGCTACGATGGACTGCGAAGCATCCGTTGGGTTAGGTAGTGGTTTGACCGACGAGAAACTCGCAGTGCTCGCCCAGGTTGCAGGACAGCAGAAAGAAATCCTAGAGAAACTCGGACCCGATAACCCATTGGTTGGGCTAGGCCAGTTCAGGAATACATTAGCGAAGATGCTCGAAGTGGCAGGGTTCAAAGATGCGAACCAGTTCTTCAAGCCGATCCCAATTGATTGGACGCCGCCACCACCAGAGGAACCCCCGCAGCCCTCAATTGAGGAGCAAATGCTCCAGGTGCAGATGGCTGATATTCAGACCCGAGCTCAGATAGAGCAGCAGAAACTGCAACTGGGAGTAATGAAACAGCAGCAGCTCGATGAACGTGAGTCGGCTAGGATTGCTGGCGACTTGGCGATTAGGGAGTTCCAAGCTGAAGAGAAATTCCAGAATGATGTAGATCTCGAGATTGTGAAAGCTAATCTAAAGGAAGGCTTATGAGCTTGACACCAGAGCTGAAGGCCAGGCGAGCTCAGGAGATCTTGAAAGATGATGTGTTTTTAGAAGCTGTCGAGAACGCTAAAACTAGCGTGATCGCTCAATGGTCTTTGACTGAATTGAACGACATGACAACACGGGAAAGTCTATACCATCAATGCCGTGGCCTTGACGAAGTTTTAAGGCATCTGCGAACATTGATCAACGATTGGACCGTAGATAAGGAACGTAAGAAAAAAATGAGGACATAACGATATGAGTGAACTGGTGGCGACAGAAGCACCTGAACGCACCGGGCCACGCTCTATGGGTGAGATCCAAGACGAACTCGCCCAAGTGCTCACCGGATCTGATGAGCTACCGCAAGAGGATTCTTCTCAGGAAGAGCCACCTTCGAGCGATTCATTAGAGGCAGGGCAAGAGGAGGATGCCGCGTTAGCCGATGACGCGGTGGTGGACGAGCAACCAGCTGACGAACCGGAAGGCGAGCTATCTGAAAATGATCAGCCGATTTACACCATCAAGACGGATGGTGAAGAGTCGCAAGTATCGTTGAACGAACTCGTCGCTGGATACCAGCGAGGTGCGACGTACACACAACGGCAGCAGGAGCTCGCAACAGAGCGGCAGACGCTGGAGGAACAACTCCAGAATTTGCCAGCTCAAGAGGCGGCACTGAGCCAGACGTATCAGCAGTACCAGGGGGTACTGCAGCAACTTCGAGCACAGATGGAAGCAGCTAATCAACCAGCTGACATGGATTGGGCCGCTCTTGAGCGTGAAAATCCAGTGCAGTATTTGCAGCTCAGAGAGCTAGAGCGGCAACGAGCTGGTGAGATTCAAGCTGTGATCGCGGAACAGCAACGAATGCAAGCTATACAGGAGCAAGAGCGTAAAGAGAAGCTCCAAGAGTATTTAACTGTTCAGCGTGGTCAGGTGCTCGAAAAAATTCCTGAATGGTCTAATGGTGAAGTTCAAGCTGAAGATCAGCGGAAATTGATGGAGTATGGACAGGTTGAGGGCTACTCCCAGGAGGAGCTCAGTAAACTGTACGATTCGCGAGCGGTAGTAATACTGCGAAAGGCTATGCTCTACGATGAACTGACCAACGGTACGAAAATCACTGAGGCCAAATCTAAAATCGGCAGTGTCCAAGGTGGTAGTCGAGAGACTACGCGCCGGACGCGCACCCGTAAACAGAAGGCACAACGGCAGAAGCTGAGAGCGACCGGCAAGGTTGATGACGCTGCTCCATTGTTTGCTGAGATGCTTGCGGAGTAACTAAGAGGAAAAAATAATTCTATGGCAGTTGTAGCCAATACTTTTCTGACCTATGACGCTAAGGGTATCCGGGAGGATCTGTCTGATCTAATTGCAGATATTTCTCCGACGCAGACGCCTTTTCAGAGCAACGTAGGTACGAGAGAAGCCGAGAATAGCTACTTCGAGTGGCAGACTGACAGCCTTAGTGCTGCCAGTGCTACACCAGTAGTTGAGGGCCAGGATCTGAGCTCTTATACGGCAGTTAGTCCAACCGTGAGACTTGGGAACTATGCCCAGATCAATATGCGCGATTTCATCATATCGGGCACAGAACAGCGTGTAGACAAGGCTGGTCG